GAGAAGGAAAGGAGAAGAGGTAGCACGTTTGTCATTTAGTTCCAGCCCTGAGCTTAGGGGCTTGGCGATGACGCCTCTCGTGTGTTATAAATTGTGACGGTGGAAACAGGAGACTAATATGGCGACTATCGTAAATGTGGCGCAGGAGCTAGACCTATCTACAAAGATGGTCAATGACCTGATTGCTCGTGGCACAATAACTAAGAAAGACCGGGGGCAATACGACTTAGTCGAGGCTCGCACAGAATACATTCGTCACTTACGCAGCGTGGCTGCTGGCCGTGCCAAGGCTGGTGAGTTAGACTTAGGCGAGGAGCGAGCTAGGCTGGCTAAAGAACAGGCTGACGCGAAAGAAATGGAGAACGCTAACCTTCGTGGCGAGCTTGTTTACATCGACGATGTGGCCAAGCAGTTTGGCAAGCAGGCATCGGCTGTAAAGACGAGGCTTCTGGCTATACCTAGTAAGGCCGCTCCGCTAGTTCTTAATTGCACTAAGCCAGCAGAGGCGAGAGCCATAATCGAGGACATGATAGAGGAGGCACTCAATGAGCTTGTCGGATACAATTCGCAAACAACAGAAGAAGACGCTTGAGGTAAAGCTAGAGGCCACAATCCGCAAGGCTATGAAGCCGCCTCCGAAGTTGACGGTCAGCCAGTGGGCGGATAAGTATCGCAAGCTGTCTCCAGAGAGTTCGGCTGAAGTAGGCTCGTGGCACACAAGCCGAGCGGAATACCAGCGAGAGATATTGGACGCAGTTAGCGACCCCAAGATCGAAGCCGTTGTGATTATGTCATGCGCTCAGGTCGGCAAGACTGAGATGCTGCTCAACCTAATTGGCTTTCACATACACCAAGATGCCTCTCCCATTTTGCTTATCCAGCCAACGCTCGACATGGCGCAGACGTTCTCGAAGGATAGGCTCGCGCCAATGCTACGAGACAGCCCGGCATTGCAAGGCAAGGTCGCTGACCCTAAGTCTCGAGACAGTGGCAACACGACACTCAAGAAGAACTTCTTCGGCGGACATATAACGATGTGCGGCGCGAACAGTCCTGCCTCTTTGGCCAGCCGACCTGTCCGCGTAATCCTTGCGGATGAGTTAGACCGTTGGCCTATCTCTGCTGGCGATGAAGGTGATCCATACGAGCTGGCTCGCAAACGTAGCGCAACATTCTGGAACAGGAAGGAAGTTGCCGTATCCACACCCACGGTTAAGAACTCGTCAAAGATCGAAGCCCTATTTGAAAATACGGACAAACGAGAGTATCATGTCCCTTGCCCCGAATGCGACCACCACCAGATTATGAAGTGGTCGAATGTCCACTGGAACGATGGCAACTCTGATACGGCGTATTACGCTTGTGAGGAATGTGGCGGGGTCTGGGACGATGCGGCTAGGTATAAAGCTATCCGCAAAGGGAAATGGCGAGCCACCGCGCCATTTGTCGGAAGGGCGGGTTTCCGACTATCTGGTTTGTGCAGTCCGTGGACGCCTCTGTCTTCTGCCGTGGCTGACTTCCTCGAAGCGAAGAAGCTGCCAGAGACACTTCGCGTTTGGGTGAACACCTATCTCGGCGAAAGCTGGGAAGATGATGGCGAACGCCTAGACGACTTTCAGATTGCTAGTCATCGAGAAGACTACAACGCAGACAGTCTACCCAAAGAGGTCGTGTTTGTTACGGCGGGTATCGACGTGCAAGATGATCGTTTAGAAATGGAGGTTTTGGGACATGGGCGTGACAGCGAAACTTGGTCAATCGAATACCGATCAATATTCGGTGACCCAGCATCAGGTCAAGTTTGGGCGGACTTGGACAACTTCCTCGCCCTAACCTACACAACCGAAGACGGTAGAGAGTTGCAGATCAAGGCATCAGCTATCGATACTGGTGGCCACCATACGCAGGCCGTTTACAAGTATTGCAAACCTAGATTGTCTCGTCGGGTCTTCGCCATCAAAGGTGTCGGCGGAGAAGGCAAGCCTATCGTCGGACGACCAAGCACGAACAACCATATCAAGTGCAAGCTATTTCCCATCGGGGTAGACACCGCCAAGGAGATGGTTTACTCGCACCTGAAGATTAAGGATATGGGTGCTGGCTACTGCCACTTCCCCAAGGAATACACAGATGAATATTTTGCGATGCTTACCGCTGAGAAGGTAGTCAAGAAATATCACAAGGGTTTCCACCGCAGAGAGTGGGTAAAAGTGCGCCAAAGGAACGAAGCATTGGACTGTAGAGTTTACGCTTTGGCGGCATTGTCAATAGTCGGTGTAAATGTTAACATTGTTGCACAACGGTCTCTTGCAGGACAAAAAGATGCCGAAGGTGAAGCTAAGACCACCAAGAAGGTGAGGCGAAATATGCCTCGCCGTGATGGTGGATTTGTTAATGGGTGGCGATGATGGCAACTAAGTTCGGTTCGACAGTTCCTCGCGAGAAGCAAAAGATCACCCGCAAGGGTCGTCATTCGAAGCGTGTAAAAGCGCGGGATAGAAAACAAACATTCTTTACGCAAGGAGCGTGTCGTGGCTAACTTATTTGATGCAGCAAACGCACCCGAGGGCGTCCCCGAACAACTTATTGTCGGTGACTTCTTCCAATTCAAGGTAAGCACATTATCTTCCGACTACCCAAACAATCTTTACACGATGAACTTCGTGGCTCGAATTGCTACTGGTAACTCCAGTGAGATAACTGTCACCGCTACAGCAAGTGGCGACGACTATCTGTTCACCCAAGCGAGCAGCGTTACAGAAAGCCACGATGTTGGTCACTACCATTATCAGTTGGAAGTTGTCCGCACCAGCGACAGCAATCGACTGGTCGTAGACCGGGGCGAGTTTGACGTTAAGAGTGATTACGATAACAACGTAGACCCTCGCGGCCATGCAGAGATTATGCTTGGCAAGATTGAAAGCATTCTTGAAGGTAAGGCCGACAGCGATGTGTCGAGTTACTCCATTGCTGGTCGATCCCTCACTAAGTTTTCACCAGAGGAGCTTGTTGATTGGCGCACTTTCTATCGGAGAGAAGTTGCACTGCACAAGCGAGAAGAAGCAATCAAGCACGGGCGAAAGTCTAAATCCACTATTCTGATGAGGTTCTAAATGGCACTCTTTGACTTTCTTCGTCGCAATGAGGCGGCTCCTAAGCGGCGTAAGATGCCAAGTGGCAGACGTAGCTACTCTGGAGCAAATCAAGGTCGTTTGTTCGCTGACTTTCTAGCCAGCAATACATCTGCTGACTCCGAGCTTAACAATTCCCTTACAGTGCTTCGCAACCGAAGCCGCGACCTAGCTCGAAACAACGAATACGCTAAACGCTTCCTGAGCATGATCAAGACGAACGTAGTCGGAGAGAAGGGCTTTACCTTACAAGTCCGCGCTCGCAACATCGATGGCTCGCTTGACAGTGTTGGTAACAAGATTGTCGAAGACAGTTTCGCTCGTTGGGCGAAGCTCGGTAACCCCGAAGTATCTGGTCGTATGTCTTGGCTTGATTGCCAGCGTTACGTTGCTGAAGCCTTGGCTCGCGATGGCGAAGTGTTCGCTAAGAAGGTTCGCAACAACCGTTATCAAGATGGCTTCTCCATTCAGTTCCTAGAGCCTGAGATGGTGGACACCGAGAAGAATGGTCGCGCGCAGAACGGCAACGAAATCCGTATGGGCGTAGAGCTAGATCAGTATCACCGCCCAGTGGCTTACTACGTTAAGACCCGTCACCCGAACGACATGGCAATTGCCACGGCGCAGAACTCGGCAAAGCTGGTTCGCGTTGACGCCTCTGAGATGATACATATTTTCATGCAGCAACGTCAGTATCAGACACGCGGCGAACCTTTCATGGCTCCTGCCATTGCATCACTGAAGATGCTTGGTGGATACCGCGAAGCTGAATTGGTTGCTGCTCGTGCGGCGGCTGCTAAGTTCGGCATCATCACAACACCGACTGGAGATGAGTTTGTTGGCGATGATGAAGTTGATGATGTCCCGATTATCGACATGGAGCCTGCCAGCGTTTACCAGTTGCCAGAAGGTCATGACTTCAAGATGATTGACCCTACGCATCCGACTACTGCTTTCGATAGTTTCGAGAAGGCAGTTCTTCGCGGTATCGCGTCTGGCTTGAACGTATCTTACACCAGCTTGGCAAACGACCTGACTGGTGTGTCTTACTCGTCAATCCGCCAAGGAACCATCGAGGAGCGCGACAACTACAAGATGCTCCAATCGTTTGTTATCGAGCATTTCTGTGAGCCAGTGTTTAACGCTTGGCTTGATAGCGCGTTAGACTTTGGGGCGATGAACATTCCCGCGACAAACGAGAAGTTCAACAAGTTCTCATCCAACATCATTTTCCGTGGCCGTGGCTTCGCTTGGGTTGACCCACAGCGTGAGATTAGTGCCTCGGTTACAGCTATCAACAATGGCCTGTTGAGCATGAGCGATGTCGCCGCGAATTACGGGCGCGATGTCGAAGACCTGTTCTCGCAAATCCAGAGCGACAAAGAGATGGCCGAACGCTTCGGTCTGTCTATGGCGTTCGAGCCATTCGGCAACAAGTCACCAGCGACCCCAGATGTCGATAGCAGCGAGGACGAGAATGATGGCTAGTTATCTCCCGACTAAAGGAATGGTAACTGACGCTGAACGCGGTCTCGAATGGCGGCGTGAGCATGGCCGTGGCGGAACTGAAGTTGGCATCGCTCGCGCTCGCGACATTACCAACGGTAAGCGTCTCTCCGAAAGCACAGTTAAGCGCATGTATTCCTTCTTTGCCCGTCACGAAGTAGACAAGAAGGCAGAAGGGTTCCGCCCCGGCGAAAAGGGCTACCCTTCGAATGGCCGTATCGCTTGGGCGTTGTGGGGCGGCGATGCTGGCTTCACATGGTCGAAGGGTATTACCGACCTATTGAAAAAGGACGACAAAGAGCGTAACATTGACGAAACTATTGAAACGGAAAGTGAGAACATGACTGACCTTGTAGAAACCAACGAAGAAGTCGTTGAAGAAATCATCGAAGTGAGCGAGGCGCAAGAGCGTCACGTTGTTGCTGTTGAGGAAACTGACGAGACAGTTACCGTCACTTTTGAGAAGCATCACGACGAAGCTGAAGCCGAGACAGAAGAAGTCGAAGCCGAAGAAGTCGAAGTAGAGACATCTAGCTACAACGATGAAGAACGCTTCTCGCCAACCGAAGTTCATCACCGTGCTACTGACATGAGCAGTGGCGCGATTGATGCAGAAACACGCCGAGTAAAGATTGCAGTCTCCAGTGAAGCACCTGTAGAGCGCAACTTCGGCAAGGAAATTCTCGACCACACTGACAAGAGTGTTGATTTGTCGTTTGCGAAGTCTGGCAGAATGCCATTGCTTCTCGATCACGACCCAAAACAGCAAATCGGCGTGGTAGAGGATGTAAATCTCGATAGTTCGTCTCGCGTGTTGCGAGCAACAGTTCGGTTCGGTAAGAACGGAATGGCTAAAGAGGTATTTGATGATGTAACGGATGGTATCCGTTCAAATATCAGTGTTGGCTACCAAGTCAGCAAAATGCAGAGAGAGGGCGAGGATAGCTACCGCGTCAACTCTTGGAAAGTCCACGAAGTATCCTTGGTCTCTATCCCGGCGGACGAAACCGTAGGTGTAGGTCGTTCTAAGGACACTTCAATCGAACCCAAACCCGAAATTATCGAAATTAAGGAGACACAAATGTCTGACATCGATATCAATGTTGTTGCCGAAGAAGCACGTTCTTCGCGTAACAAAGAAGTCGCCACAATTATTGAATTGGGCGCAAAGCACGAA